ATCCAACGACACACTACAAACAATCACTAAGTAAACATGGAAGAAGAACTTATCGAATCTCCTCCAGTACCCGGTCCTTTCTTCCGGTTTGCTGATGAAGCAGCGTGGCTAACTGCAGCCCGTTCTGCTGGTTTTATGTCCACCGTACCTGTGTATGACGAGGAAGGCTCTGAGACGGGTACTGAAGAGGTACTACAGGCTTACACTGCTAATCACGCTATTGATGTCATCGGAACGCTTCACAACGACGATGGTGTCTATGACGAAGAAGGTGAACTAACTACACCTCCTACTGTTATGCCAGGTTGGCATGTGAATTATCTTGGTACTCTTCCTGAAGGATGGGAAGAGTTTGAAGTTACTCCTGAAAACCCTAAACGTATTTTTGCATAATGGTAGAAGCCGCTGTTACTGCTGTTCTAGCTGCTGCAGCTGGAGTAGCAGCCCTCACTAATAGATTACACACCCGCATCAACAATCTATACGTTAATTTGTCTGATATGGATCGCCGTCTAGATGGTATTGAACTGCGTATTGCAGAAAAGTATGTATCTAAAGCTGACCTAGCGGCAATTATCAAATCAATGGAAGACCACATGGTCCGCATTGAAAATAAACTAGACCAACTCACCCTTATTAAATAATGATTTCTATTATTCGCCCCATTCTTTTTACTTTCCTTGGTTCAACTCAAGTCAAGCGTCTTATCGTTGACTTGCTTTATAAGCTTGCTGAAAGCACAGAAAATACTGTGGATGATCAAGCTGTTAAGTTTATCGAAAACGGATTGTTCCCTAAACAATAATTATGTCTAAACGCAAAGCTACTGAAGACCAATTTAACGAGCTGCATAATCTAGTTACTACAGAGTTCCTGAAGCGGATTAAAAGCGGCGAAGCTACAGCTCAGGACCTGAAAGCAGCTTGCGATTGGCTACACAAAAATGACATCTCTGGGGTTGCTTTTGAAGGTAATCCCTTAGATAAACTATCCAACATTCTTCCAAAAGTAGACCCTGAAATGGTTCAGTCTCGTCTCTATGGCAAAAGGTAAGACCTCCAGGTTCTATGCCGCTAATCCGAAAGCTGCAGCTAAACATCGTAGCTACATGCGTGCATATAACAAAAAACCTGGTCAATCTGAATATCGATCCAAACTAAATAAAGCTAGACGTAAAGCAGGTGTCTACGGAAAAGGCGGTCCCGACATGTCGCATGACAGCAAGGGACGCTTAGCCCGTGAATCAATGAAGATTAACCGTGCTCGTAATGGTCACGGTAATAACAAACGATACCGAGCCTAATGACTCCTTTGCTTCCTACTCCTGAACATTACCTTTACAACTTAATTACCATGAACAGTTCTATGTCTAAAAAGATGTGGCGTAAAGCCCTCAAAGAACATTTTGACTGCACATGTGTATATTGCGGAAAGACTTATGAATTATCTAATCTTACTCTCGATCATGTTGTTCCTCGCAGTGCTGGTGGCGAAACCATCGCCTCAAATATCGTACCAGCCTGTCAGAAATGTAATCAGAAAAAGGCAAGCAAACCTTACTTAGAGTTTATGCGTACAACGTTTGGCGTTAATCGTCTGCGTGAATATGTACTAGCTAAACATACCCAATAATTCCACTTAGACAAAGTTTATCAGCCGCTCTGAAAGGGGCGGCTTTTTTTATGGGAAGTCGCAGAAATGTGCCTGCAGAGGTATTAGATCCTATTGTAAAGGCTTATGAAAAATTTAAAAAAAATTACAAAGGAAAGCCACCAAGTGGTTCAGCACAATTTGAATACGAGGGAGTTACTTATACTTTAAAAAGGGGAGGTCGCAATTCTAAGTATTATGCTGTTCCAGCCTGGAGAGAGGCTAGAGATTCACGTAATAGAGAGGGACAAAAGCGAAATCAAAAAATCAAACTAAGCTCTATAGAAAAAATGATGGTAGATAATATCTATGAGGAAGGTTCTAAACGTAATTTAGAAGTTGATCATGATATTCCTATCGCAAAAGGTGGCCCATCTAATGCTCCATGGAATCTTAAACTTCGCACATCAGAAGTTAATGGATCAAAGGGTGACACAATTGGTGGAAATTTTCCTTCGGAACCTTTGTTTCTTGATGACCAAGTTGTTAGTGCATTTAAGCAAAATAATGCTTGGCATAAAGGAAACAATGCCATGTCTTCTCTGCACAAACGCCCTATACGGACCACTACTACTGAATTAGGTGGTCAGAACTTGGCTGATAGTGATGCTCAAACAGAGTCGTACATAAATGACCCTTACGAATACACACCTAAGGGTGCTAAACCTCTTCCATATCCTGCTACAAGCACTGATTTACCTCTGAATGGTGTTTAATATATGTCCACCGTTTTAGCCGCCTTACAGGACGATTTCAAGCTGTTTCTGCAAGCTTTGTGGGACCAGCTTGACCTTCCTTCTCCAACACGTGCTCAATACGCTATTGCTGACTATATCCAACACGGTCCTAAGCGTTTACAAATACAAGCCTTCCGAGGAGTCGGTAAGTCTTGGATTACTGGAGCCTTTGTACTTTGGACGCTCTTTAATAACCCCGAGAAAAAAATCATGATCATCTCGGCTTCTAAAGAACGTGCAGACAACATGTCCATCTTTCTACAGAAGCTGATCATTGAAACACCTTGGCTTTCTCATCTGCGTCCTAAATCTGATGACTCCCGTTGGTCCCGTATATCTTTTGACGTTAACTGCACTCCTCACCAAGCTCCGTCTGTTAAATCAGTGGGAATCACTGGTCAACTTACTGGTAGCCGTGCTGACCTCATGATCCTTGATGACATCGAAGTTCCTGGTAACTCGATGACAGAACTCATGCGTGAAAAATTACTCCAACTTTGTACAGAAGCAGAATCTATCCTTACACCTAAAGATGATTCCAGAATTATGTATCTCGGTACTCCTCAGACTACCTTTACTGTCTACAGGAAACTTGCCGAACGGAATTACAGGCCATTCGTGTGGCCAGCCCGCATCCCACGGTCTCTTGCTAACTACGAAGGGCTCATTGCTCCTCAACTCCAAGCCGATATCGATAACGGTGCCAAAGCTTGGGACGTAACAGATCCAGATCGTTTTACTGATGAAGACCTACTGGAACGTGAAGCTTCTATGGGTCGTAGCAACTTCATGTTGCAGTTTCAATTAGACACTACCCTATCTGACAGTGAAAAGTTCCCGCTTAAATGCTCTGATCTGGTTGTTACCAGTGTCAACCCTACTACTGCTCCTGATTCCGTTATCTGGTGCTCAGACCCCAAAAACATTATCAAAGAACTCCCGACTGTTGGGTTACCTGGAGACTATTTCTATTTACCAATGCAGCTCCAAGGAGAATGGCATCCTTACCAAGAAACAATCTGCTCGGTTGACCCGTCGGGCCGTGGCACAGATGAAACGACAGCAGCTTATCTCTCCCAACGCAACGGTTTCTTGTACTTGCACAACATGCGAGCTTACAGAGATGGCTACTCAGACAACACGTTACTCGATATATTGAGAGGTTGTAAAAAATATGGCGTTACGAAACTCGTTATTGAAACTAACTTTGGTGATGGTATTGTTGCAGAATTGTTCAAAAAACACCTACAGCAGACCCATCAAGCCATTGACGTTGAAGAGGTCCGTGCCACTGTACGTAAAGAAGACAGAATCATTGACAGCCTTGAGCCTGTACTTAACCAACACCGGCTTGTTGTAGACAAATCAGTCATTGAATGGGACTTCAAATCTAACCCTGATGAAGCTCCAGAAAAACGTCTTATGTATATGCTCTTCTATCAAATGTCTCGTATGTGTCGTGAAAAAGGTGCAGTTAAACACGATGACAGAATTGACTGCCTAGCTCAAGGTGTTAAATACTTCACTGATGCTATGGCTATCTCTGCTCATGAAGCAGTTAAAACACGCAAGATGGAAGAATGGAATGAAATGCTTGCTGAATGGGAAGATGACCCACAAGCTGCAGCTAATCATATGGTGTTTGGTATGAACCTAGAACAACGTAGACAAGCAAAAGGTACATCCTCTGGAAAGCCTGTCCCTACCTGGGTTTAATCCAATCCCTGCCGTATACAGGGGGAAGAGAGTGGGTGTACTCTTCCTTTTGTACCTTTGGGGAAGACATCCTTCCCCTTTATTAATGTCCAGGTCGAACGAAGTGAGACGGACATTCTGTAAGTACTGCCCAAAGACAAGTAAACCAAAAGACACATTATATTTAATTTGTACTAACTCCTGGTTGATTTTGGAAACGCTTTTTGTTTCTACTTATCAACTCTTTGTTTACTGTCTTTGAATCCTCCTTAGTAATGGTTAAACAAGAATACATACACAATAATAATGGTCTATATGTAGCCTTTCAACGTATGAGAGAAGGTCCTCATTACTTTTCCGTAGGGTATAAAGGCTCATCACGGTGTATCCGTACCGTTAAACAAATGAAAACACTCCTTGGTAGTGCTAAATTCCTTCAATCATCCAAAGACTTGTATGAATGGATGGAAAATATACTTACAAAGGTTCAACCAAAGGAAAACCTTGATATGCAACGCATAGAAAAGGAAGGGTTTGGACCGGAAGCACACGGGGAAGAGCCTAACGACAACACTAAAATGGTTACGTAAATGTGTGAATACATTCTCAGTGGTCTAATTGCTGGCCTTGTTAACGTTGGTCCTGGTAAATACAGGGTACAAAGCATACAAGATGATGGTATGGTGTACGAATGTGTGATTAAAATAGAGCCTGATGAGAAAATGACAGAAATTTCTGAAGCCTAATTACGCTACAGCGGGACGCATTTACCCCCAAGGGGGGGTCTCTGGGCCGCGTTAGTTCTACAAACTAACGAACAGCACTAGGTTTTAGAAGAAACGCACGCGCATCAGGCACGCGCGGTAGTTGGATCGCACGTGTCAATGTGTTGCGATCTGTCGGGCCAAAAGTGAAGAGATGAAACCCATTGGTATGACTGGGATCTAGCTGTAATAAGCAGAGCTAATGCAGTGATAAGCACAACTCATCAGTCCTGTCATGGCCAGTGGTCTCGACCTGTCCCGGTACAACCTGATACACCGTTGCAGCTTGGCAACCGTTGCAGTGCTGCTATGGTAGATCCAGATGAGTGGTTTGATGATCTTGATCTCGACTCTCCCTGCTAAGGGGGAGGAGAGTCTCGATCTTCAATCACCACTCACTGCCTCACCGAACCTTGACAACTTCATAACTCGTTACGACCTCGGCAGCTGCGGCTAACCGTTAGCCATGAGGTAGAGCCTGGAGGTGCTTGACCAGTTGGCCGGCCAGGGTTCATGTTTGCACATAGACAGGGATGTGCCTATGCGTCCCGCACTACATATGCACATAGGTTGGCAGACACGTGAGCGTCCTGCTGGGTGCAAGGTCCCGGCACTGCCATTGCGTCATTCAAGGACGCATTCAATTGTTCACTTTCTTTCACTCTATGTTCATTCAAATTCCTTGCCGTACGTCTGACTGTGTTGAGCGTATGTATGTTGACCCAATCAATGCAATCGTACAGGTTGCATATGCAAAGGGTAACATCTACGAATATACACACGTCAGCCGTCGTGCAATCATCAACCTTCTCATGAACCCAAACATGAGCCTAGGTTTCTGGGTTAACAACAACTTGCTTCCTTACGATTGCAAGACTCGGTTGTTTGGCGAGTGCACCACATTGCGTGCACTAAATGTTAGCGAGATGCCAGTCGCTGCCTGATACGTCTAAGCGTGTCGCCAGGTGCAAACCCTGGCGCAGGTCTGGACCTTTGGTCCTATATTGTTACACTTGGTCAATCATGGACACACAGAAGTACAACGGCTGGACCAACTACGCCACGTGGTTGGTCAACCTGCACTTCGATTGCCTGGACTTCACTGATGACGTGGAGTCTGGTGTATTTGATGACATGGACGCAGACGGCTTACGTTGTCATGTTGCGTCATGGATTCAGGAGTTAGTTGAGTCTTATCTCGACGAGGTAGTTGATACTAACAACTGCTTTGTTCTGGACATCATGAACTCAACCCTCAACGATGTTGATTGGCACGACATTGCTGATGAATACGTTGGTGACATCCAGGATGCAGTCAAGGACCGCGACCTTGTCGCTGCCTGATTGTTCCACTTAGGTAAGAGTTAAGCTCTCGTGCCAGGTGCAACGCCTGGCTTACCTATTGCCTCTCACTGAGAGAGGCTACTTCCGACCGATGCTTTACCACGAAAACTATTCACGCTTTCAAGCACTTGAGATCATTCGTGAATCTGAATTTCAGGCACTCAAAAACCAGGGCGAAGATGATTCGATTGCCAACAAATGTGCTGACGCTAAACATTCAATGTATAGCCAGCTCAACAACGCAGCTATTGAAGGTTGTCTTGAAGATCTCTTCGATTTTCGCCCCACTGTTACAAATAGTTAATCCGTACACAAGCGGGAGGCAAGGTGCGATCCCTTGCCTAACTCTTGCCCACGCAATGAGCGGGGTTTTCTTTTCACACAATGATTCACACTGACTTGTATTACGGCAGACCTGTTGTGTATAAACTCACGACAAGTCTGCGTGATAAGTACATCACATTGGATTCATGGACGGATCCACTTAACTACAAACAAACAAACAGGGACGTAGCCAATACTTATCTGCGTCCTGTTTCGTTTGTTTCAAACGATGCTGCTGTTTATCCTGATTTACTTGAATGACATTCAACATTGAAGAACAATACGACTACAGAAGTGACAACTCTTGCAAATGGAAAGTAATTGATTCATTTGAAGATAAGGAGTTGGCATTGAAAGAACTTGCTAATTTGCGTTACTTTAATTTTCGTGATGGACTTTATCGACTCACGGAGGTGAACTAATGACTGAACTTACTTGGCGTTGCGTTGGCTATGTCAAACAACACTACCCTGATTACAACATTGAAACTATCACGGAGGACAACTGATGACTGATATAGATGATTGGGATAAACCAATCCCAGAAGGTGTTGACCCTTACAATCTAACTGGAAGAGATCCAACACGATCTATATGGAAAAATGGTAGACGCCCTTCCCCAGATTATTACGTATTAGCGTATACAAAAAATGATGATGATCCTGATTTCATGGATGAACTTAATTACTTTGAGGAGGTAACTTCTGATGACTGAACTTACTTGGCGTTGCGTTGGTTATCACACTGACCGATGCATGAACGATTCACTTGTGTATGTCACGGACACAGCGGCACAAGCTGAGGCTTTGTGTCGTGCTCATGTCCCTGACTTTGACATTTATTACACACAACGAGTTGACGATTATGAATGAAGCTATCACCACAGGCTGCTATTTAGTAGCCTGTCCTGCTCTCAATGAGCGAGAAGTTGTGTATGGATGTGAACGTGCCAATGATGTATGTTTTTCCATGCACAATGAATCAGGTAGTTATGCCTTTGTTGAGGATTGGCTTGGTCACACATACGTTGAGTACGGTGAATTGTGACCCAATCACAGATACGTGAGTTGCAATGTGTAGCCCTTGCGGATTATCGCAAGGGTTTAATCACAAGGACGCAGCTCCTTAACATCATCCACAGGTTGGATCGTATTTCATTTGTATCACCATGACAACAGAGAAGACTGATGACTGGTTAATCAGGAACGCTATTGGTTGTTGGTTGCATCACTTCCCAGATCATCAATGGACATCACGTTATGAGGAGTTAGTTAAGCGTGACACATTCATCACAGAGACTAAAGCACAAGGACGCAGACGTCCGGCGAAAAGAGCGAGGCAAACAAAAACCTCAACAAAAGAGACAACGCAAGGCAGCACGTCGCAGCCTAATTAACAAACTACGTTCACAATCACAAAGCTAAAGGTTCATCTATGCCACTACTTGGTAAGACAAGGTATGAGGAATATGCTGTCACTTTGCAAGACGGTGAGGAACATTGGACAGAATATGTCTACGCTCCCGACTCTGAACATGCAGCTTGGTCTGCTTTGGAGTTGTCCAGGAACCGTAATGCAACCCTTAAAAACATTATTCGTACAGATGAGTGGTAACAAGAAAAAGTATTTTCCAAATAATTGGCAAAAGTTCAAGGACGCACCTGATGAATTATTTGTTCCTCACACATTTGTTGAGGTCATGGATTGGAAAGTTGCAGCCTGGGAGTTGCCTTCCAACATCTGCTGCATGATCCGTGAAGAGAACATCAAAACTAAAAAGGTAAAAGAATATGTCTATCAAAAGGCATATGCTGCTGAGAACAAAGTAGCGCAACTCATGGACACAGAGGGTATCGAGTTCACTGTATGTACCCCCGAACAGATTCATTTTGTTTCACAACTAGACATTGAGGACTATGAAGACGACGAAGATGAAGAAGAAGACGATTGATCGTCTGGCACAAAAGCTACGTGAAGATTTGGTAAATCATCCACACAAGGACGAGGTAGTTAAACTTGCCTTAACGCAACTTGCTGATGACTTGGCATCATTCTGAGTTTCATAAGTAATTGTGCTTGATTTCCACCTTTCAACCGATGAGGTTTCATTTTATGACGTTTGGCGCACTGGCACGTGCATAACTATCCACTTAGGTATATGTCGCTTAGACTTTAGCTGTCCTTTCCTTCATTATCGTGGACTCACTAAGAGTCAGCGTCAAGGCGGACATGCTCCGTCTGCTTGGCGCAATCGAGACCCTACGGGTTCTTGATGTTGAGATGCCAGCTCAGGTGATCGCCTGTTTCCTTTATGTCGCAGCTAACGACGGCTGTACAACCAAGGAGCTACAGGAGGAGCTTGAGTTAACAGCAGCGAGCACGTCACGCAACACGACCTGGCTCACAGGTGAGCACCGCAGCAATCCAAAGCGAGGACTCAACCTAGTCACCAAGGAGGTATACAGACCGAACAAACGAATGCGCGTCCTGCGGTTAACAACTGAAGGACGCAAGTTAGCCAACCTTCTATCCACCCAACTCAATGGCTAAACAGTTCACATGGGGCGAAGCTGTGGACTACACAC